TCTTGTTGATCCTGTTGAATATCAAGCTGATATGATTGTTGAACAATTACGTCGAGATGGTACCGTTGCAAAACGTTATGATTTCCGCGGTACTTGGCCAACTAACGTATCTGCAATCGATGTTAACTATGATTCAGAAAACACTATTGAAGAGTTCACTGTTGAACTTCAAGTTCAATATTGGGAATCAAATACTACTTCTTAATTGATGTATAAATAATATAGCGAGGGGAAACTCAATTCCCCTCCATTATTATGAGGATGATAAAGCATGGCTGATCTATTTGGCTTTGAAATAAAAAGAAAAGGCAATAACGTATCTGAAAACCCTTCAGTTAAAACGTTTGTGCCTGATACAGAATCGGATGGCGCTGGCGTTATAAAGGCAGGTGGCCACTTTGGTTCATATATCGATCTTGATGGCAATAACCAAAAGACAGAGGCGGACTTGATACTCAAGTATCGTGACGTGGCCTCACACCCAGAATGCGATTCTGCTATTGAGGATATTGTTAATGATGCAATTATTGGAGACTATGATTCGTCTCCTGTTAATGTTGTATTAGATAAAGTAGATGCCTCTGATGCTATTAAAGATACAATCAGAGAAGAATTTGATAGTGTGTTAACTATGTTAAACTTTAGTCAGCATGGTCATGACATATTTAAAAAATGGTATGTTGATGGACGATTACCATATCATATTGTTATTGATACAAAAAACCCTAAAAAGGGTATTCAGGAGCTAAGGTATATTGATCCAATTATGCTTCGTAAAGTAAAAGAAGTAACAGAAGAAAAGGATCAAAAGACTGGTGCGACGTTAATTAAGAGTTCAAAAGAATTCTTTTTGTTTAATGATCCTAACTCTACAGCTGATGCAAGTGGTAGAACTGATGCCTTAAAGATTCATAAGGATTCAATCGCATATGCTACATCAGGTATGCTAGATCCATCACGAACAAGGATTCTTTCATACTTACAGAAGGCAGTTAAACCAGTCAATCAGCTTCGTATGATGGAAGATTCATTAGTAATCTATCGTATATCACGTGCTCCAGAACGAAGAATCTTTTATATTGATGTGGGTAACTTACCAAAAGGTAAAGCTGAAGAATACTTAAAAGGTATTATGAATCAATATAGAAACAAGCTTGTATATGATGCAAATACTGGTGCTATTAAAGATGATAAGAAACATATGTCAATGTTGGAAGATTTCTTCTTACCACGTCGAGAAGGTGGTAAAGGTACAGAGATTACAACATTGCCTGGTGGGGAAAACCTTGGTCAGATTGATGATATCTTATACTTTCAAACAAAGTTATTTAAATCATTGAATGTACCATTAGGCCGGTTAGAATCAGATAGTGGATTCTCTTTAGGCAGATCATCAGAGATCAACAGGGAAGAAGTTAAGTTTAAGAAGTTTATCGATAAACTGAGAATGAGATTCTCTGATATATTTATTCAGCTACTTAAAACTCAGCTTATTCTAAAGGGTATCATCACTGCACAAGATTGGGACGAATGGAAAGAAGATATTAACTTCGATTTCATTGAAGATAACTACTTCTCAGAGTTAAAAGAGTCTGAAATGATTCAACAGCGATTCGAAATGTTATCTACTCTAGACGAATATGTCGGTAAGTATGTTTCGAATGCATGGGTTCGTAAAAATATTCTTAAACTTAGTGAAGAAGAAATTAAAGATATGGCTAAGGAAATGGAAGCTGAGAAGAAAGATGATAGCGAAGGTGAAGTCGATATCGATCTTATGCAGTAGAAATAAAAAATAGTATAAATATATAATACAAAGAGGATATTATGGAAACATTAGAATTAATTGATAACATTCAGCAAGGTGATAACGTTAACGCAAAGAGCGCTTTTGATACTGTTATGAGTCAAAAGCTTTCTGCAGCTTTAGATGCAAAAAAGATTGAAATTGCATCTACATTAGGTCAACCAGTACAAACAGAAGAAGACTGACATATGCTTACATTTAATGAACTTAGAGAGAAAGTTAATCTTGCTGGCGGTGAAACGCAAATTAAAGCAATGAAGGCCGGAAAGAAAAAGAAGATCGACGTTGTTATTACTCAGAAAGGTAGTAAGTTTGCAGTATATATCAATGGTGATAACCTTGGCGATTCTTTTAAAAGCGCTAAAGATGCTGAAAAGAATGCAAATGACTTCATCAAACTTATGGGCGAGGAACTCGAAAAATGAAATTAATATCTGAGTATCATGATAGTAACCTACAGGTTATTACTGAAGCAAAGAAAGACGGTAAGAAAGAATACTTTATTGAAGGTGTATTCATGCAAGCCGATAAAGCAAATAGAAATGGACGTATTTACGAAAAGAGCATCTTAGAAGCTGCTGTAAATAAATACGTTAAAGAGCAAGTTTCTACTGGTCGTGCAGTTGGTGAATTAAATCACCCTGATGGTCCAGGAATTAACTTGGATAAAGTTTCACATAGGATCACTGAACTTCGTTTTGAAGGTAGTGATGTTATTGGAAAAGCATCAATTTTACAAACTCCTATGGGCAAGATCGTTGAAGGTCTACTTGAAGGTGGTGTTAAACTTGGTGTATCAAGTCGTGGTATGGGTAGTCTTGAGAAAAAAAATGGTGTCATGCAAGTCGGAAAGGATTTCATGTTAGCAACTGTTGATATAGTACAGGATCCGTCTGCTCCCGAAGCATTCGTTAATGGTATTATGGAAGGTGTTGACTGGGTCTGGGACAATGGTATCCTTAAACCTCAGGAAATTGAAATAATTGAGACTGAAATAAAAGAAGCTCGAAATATGCGTTCATCGGATATTGAGATTAAAGCTTTTAAGAATTTCCTCTCTAAACTTGTAAACTCCTAAGGAGATAATATATGTCTATTAAAAACGAAGACATTGATAATGCTGAGCTAAGTGAAGAGCTCGTTGATGAGACACAAGTTGATTCATTAGACGAGGAAACACTTGAAGAGAAAGCAAAAGTCAAAAAGGAAGAAGACGACGTCGAAGAAGATGAAGACGAAGTTGATGTCGAAGAAGGCGCAGAAGATGGCGTTGACGGCGGTGATGGTACTGATGTTGGTGCTGATCAAGAAATCCCTAAGACTAAAGCTGGTATCTTGAATGCTGCATATTCAATGATGAAAAAAGCTAAGAAAGACGAAGCTGTTAAGTTATACCAAGGTATGATGAAAGCTGCTAATGTGAAAGAAGGCGTTGATGTTGAAGATACTCTTGTATCTGAAGATGCTGATGTTTCTCACATTGACTATCAAGAAGATCTTGATGTACTAGTTGCTGAAGAAGCTACGTTGTCCGATGGATTCCGTGGTAAAGCATCTACAATCTTTGAAGCCGCTTTAAAAACTAAAGTTGGTGTTGAGATTGATCGTCTTGAAAGTGAATACGCTCAAAACCTAGAAGAAGAAGTTTCTTCTGTTAAAACTGATTTAGTTGAGAAGGTTGATGCCTACTTAAACTATGTAGTTGAAGGATGGATGGGAGCCAATGAAGTTGCTGTTGAAGCAGGTCTACGTACCGAAATCGCAGAAGGCTTTATGACTTCTTTGCAAGCTGTATTCAAAGAGCACTATCTTAGTGTACCTGAAGGTAAGGAAGACTTGGTTGACGAATTGTCAGAACAGGTTGCCGAGCTTGAAGAGCAACTCAATAAAACCACTGACGAGAATATTCAATTATTCACATCCGTACAAGAGTCACAACGTGCAGATGTAGTAAGAAAATATACCTCTGACCTAGCAGCTACTGAAGCTGAAAAACTTTCTTCTTTGGTTGAAGATGTAGAATTTGGCGATAGCGAAACTTTCGAAATGAAAGTGAAAACTATCAAAGAATCTTACTTCATGAAAGAGTCTGTTGAATCAGAATCAGAAGTTGATAAAATTATTGGAACAGATCAAGCTCTTATTGAGAGTGCTTCTGATTCAATGTCACGATACACCTCAGCACTTAATTCAAGCGTATTTAAGTAAGCTGTAAAACTATTTTTTTTTAAAAATAAACATTACTAGGAGAAACTAAAATGTTTAAATCAGATCAAGTCCTTATGGAAAAATGGGCTCCAGTATTGGACCACGACAGTGCAACAATCATCGAGTCTCACGAGAAGCGTGCAGTAACTGCTCGTCTTTTAGAAAACACAGAAGTCGCTCTTCAACAAGAAGCTGCGCAATCTACTTACTCAATCTCTGAAGCTGTTGGTGATGGTAACCAAAATGTTGCTTCTGTTGCTAATGTTGATCCAGTATTGATTTCATTAGTACGTCGTGCAATGCCTAACCTTATTGCATATGATGTTGCTGGTGTTCAGCCAATGTCTGGCCCAACTGGTCTTATCTTCGCGATGAAATCACGTTATGCCAATGCTGATGGTTCACCAATCGTTGCAACTGATGCAGAAGCTCTATTCGACGAAGCTGATACCGATTTCTCAGGTGAGGGTACTGCTACCCCTCATGTTACAACTGGTGGTAATACTGCAGTTGCATTATCAACATTATCTGCCGCAGCTGTTGGTACAATCGTACAAGTAGTTACAGCTCCTGCTTCTGGTAGTACTAGTGTTGGTGAGTGGAATACATTTACTGGTACAACTAATGGTATTCCTGCTGTCGGTTCTGTTCTTACTAAAGCTGCTGGTGGTGCTGGTACAGCTACTGTAGTTGTAATCGGTGGTACTGGTACTGGTCTAGCTACTGATGATGGCGAAGTTAAAGTTCCTTCAGAAATGGGTTTCACTGTTGAGAAAGTTTCTGTAACTGCGATGACTCGTACATTGCAAGCTTCTTACACAATGGAATTGGCTCAAGATCTTAAAGCTGTACATGGTCTAGATGCTGAAGCTGAACTAGCTAACATCCTTTCTACTGAAATTCTTGGTGAAATTAACCGTGAAGTAATTAGAAGTATTAACGAAACTGCTAAAACTGGTACTACTGGTACAGTTAACGGTATTCTTACACTAGGCGCATCAAACTCTGACACTGGTCAAGGCCGCTGGCAAGCAGAGCAATTCCAAGCTCTTGGTTTCCGTCTAGAGCAAGAAGCTAATATCATTGCGAAAGAAACTCGTCGTGGTAAAGGTAACTATGTAATCTGCTCAAGTTCAGTTGCTGCTGCTCTATCTGCTGCTGGTTCTTTGGCTTACGGTGCTGCTATTACTGCTGGTGATCTTACAGTAGATAATGCTGGTAACACTTTCGCTGGTACTCTTAAGAATGGCATGAAAGTTTATGTTGATCCTTACGCCACTTATGACTATGCTACAGTTGGTTATAAAGGTACTAACTCATATGACGCTGGTATCTACTACTGCCCATATGTTCCATTAACTATGCTTAAAGCTGTTAATGCTGGTACTTTCCAACCTAAAGTTGGTTTCAAGACTCGTTACGGTCTAGTTGCTAACCCGTTCGCTGATGAAGCTGGTGTGATTTCTGGTGGCAGTGCTGCTAACTTCGGCCGTGGTCCGATTGGTTCGAACCCTTACTTCCGTCGTAATATTATTGGTGGTATCTAATCAGTAAAATTACTTCTTCGAAGTAAACTAGAAAGGGGGATCTTCGGATCCCTCTTTTTTTATGTATAAATAAAAGTATAACGGAGATTAATTATGCCAGTTACTACTAATAAGAACTTTTTAAGCCCTGTTGGCTTTCAACTAAAGATTAATTCATCCAAGTATCCTAACTTGGAATACTTTTGTACGGCTGCAAGCTTGCCTGGAATTAATATGTCAGAAGCTCCTGTTCCATATAAAGGTGCCAATATTGGGTTTGTTGGAGATCGTATCGCATTTGATGATTTGGTTGTTAAATTTAACGTCACTGAAAACATGGAAAACTATCTTGAAACATTTAATTGGATTCATGATATAGTAAACGGTAATAAAGAAAACAGTGAAATGCAATCAGACGCGACACTAGTGATATTAAATTCACATAACAATAAAACAAAAGAAGTAGAATATAAAGACATATTTCCAATCAGTTTATCTGGATTAGAATTTGATGTCAACCAAGGTGATATTGAATACCTTAGTGCAGAAGTAACGTTTAAGTATAGTTATTTTGAGATAAAATAGAGAAGTATATATATTATTATATGATTGAAAAGGTTAACACTATATGATTGATTTAAAGTCCATTCTAGAAATGTGGCAGAAAGATTGTGTGATAGACGAAATGCAGTTAGATGAAGCATCACGTGAATCTGCCAAGCTTCATGGTAAATACCTAGAACTTATGAGCATCAATAAGCTTACGTTAAGACGACGTGAAGCCGAGTTTAAAGTATTGCTTAAAAATAAGTGGTTGCACTATAACGGTAAACTATCTAAGCAAGAGATGGATGATCTCGGTTGGGGTTATGATCCACTTAATGGTCTTACCGTACTCAAAGGAGACATGGATAAATTCTATGACTCTGATCCTGTCATACAAGAAGCACAATCCAAAATCGAATACCTCGAAGAACTTGATAAGACTCTAAAGGAAATCTTAGAGAATGTTAAGTGGCGACATCAGAATATCAAAAATATAATTGAATGGCATAAATTTACAAGTGGAGTATAATGGATAAGATAATAGTATCTAAAGCTAATCATGTATTCTTGAATATACAGACAGATCCTGGTATTGAAATGGAGTTATCAGATCATTTCTGTTTCTATGTGCCGGGATATAAATTTATGCCTGCCTACAAAAATAAGATGTGGGACGGTAAGATACGTTTATATGATGTTCGTAAAAAACAGTTGTATACTGGTTTGTTTAAATACCTTCGTGAGTTTGCTGCATCTCGGGATTACGATATAGAGATTGTTGATAACCATCATTATGGTCGAATAGATACTGTTGAGAATATTGATGTGCCTGCACTATTAAGTGAGTTACATCTTACAGCTGGTGGCGCTAAGATTGAAGCGAGGGAATATCAGCAAGCTGCAGTACATCATGCTTTGAGTAATAGACAATCCTTACTACTCTCTCCAACAGCTTCTGGTAAGTCTTTGATTATATACATGGCAATACGTTATTATTTGAGTACGTATGATGAAGGTAATATCTTATTGATTGTACCGACTACATCTCTTGTAGAGCAAATGTATTCTGACTTTGCTGATTATAGTCAATATGACGAATGGGGCGTAGAAGAGAATTGTCATAAGATTTATGGTGGTAAAGAGAAGTATGATATAAAACAACGAGTAGTGATTAGTACATGGCAGTCGATATATAAGGAACGTGCTCCATGGTTTGCTGACTATGGTATGATTATTGGTGATGAAGCGCATAACTTTAAAGCAAAATCATTGACAGCAATCCTTGAGAAGTGTTGTAATGCTAAATATAGAATTGGTACAACAGGCACATTAGATGGAACACAGACACATCAGCTTGTATTAGAAGGTTTATTCGGTCCAGTTCATAAGGTGACTACTACTAAAGCGTTGATTGATTCAAAAGACTTAGCAGATTTAGAAGTGTCTGTATTATTATTAAAGTATGCTGATGAATATTGTAAGCAAATCTCAAAGGTGAAGTATCAAGAAGAGATGGACTTTATTGTAAGACATGATCCTCGTAATCAGTTTATATCTAACCTTGCTTTAGATCAAGATGGTAATACGCTTATACTGTTTCAATACGTCGACAAACATGGTAAACCATTACATGATATGCTAACAAAGAAGCTAGAAGAAATGGGTAGAACCAATCGTAAGCTATTCTATGTATCTGGTGAAACTGGAGTAGATGACAGGGAGAACATAAGAGCTATTACCGAAGGAGAAGCTGATGCAATTATTGTAGCTTCAGTTGGCACATTCTCTACAGGCATAAATATAAAAAGATTGAACAACATAATCTTTGCATCACCGTCGAAGTCTCAGGTTAGAGTACTTCAATCGATTGGTAGAGGATTACGTAAGTCTACTGACGGTAAAGCTACAAAGGTATTTGATATAGCTGATGACCTACATTGGAAGAGCTCAAAGAATTATACGTTGAATCATGCGGCTGAAAGAATAAAGATATATAATAGAGAGAAATTCAAATATAAAGTATATGAGATAAACATATGAGTGAAATAGAAGAAATGCCAATTAGACAATTCAAACTTATGAACGGTGATGAGATCATAGGTTTAATAGAGGCTGATAATCCAACAAACTTTTTAATTGACAGACCATTTAAGATTATAGTTAATTCGATTAAGACTGATTCATTCCACCTAGTACCTTGGTTTGATCTTTCTTTTAGTAATACATTCACCATCGACAAATCGATGGTAGTTGCACATGCTGCTGTAGCTGATACGATTAAAGAAACATACATTAAGTTTGCCATCACATTGGATTCGAAGGTTAATCAACTTGATTCTGATATAATTGATGATGACAATAATCCTAATTTGATACCAGATATTGACGATACCATTCATTAATATTAGTATACTCCTGCCTCCCCGGTTAACTATATTATTATAACACATAATCGCGTATTTGTACACCTTTATTTTCAATATATTTAAATTAAATTAACTATGTACTTTTACGTGCAAGTGTGTTATAATATACTCATTACGGAGATAATATATGACTAAAAAACTTAAACCAAAAGAAAAACCACACTACGTTAATAACAGAGAGTTTTCGTACGCTGTTGTCGATTATGTTAAAACAGTAAATGATGCAATAGCTAAAGATGAAGTACCACCAAAGGTAACTAATTATATTGCAACATGTTTTATGAAGATATCCGAAGGCCTGTCTCACAGACCGAACTTTGTTCGGTATACATATCGTGATGAAATGGTAATGGATGCTGTTGAAAACTGTCTAAGAGCTATTCGTAACTATAAGATTGAAACTGCTACTCGTACTGGCAATCCTAATGCATTCTCTTACTTTACTCAGATTTGTTTCTTTGCATTCATTCGACGTATTACAAAAGAAAAGAAGCAACAAGATATAAAGCATCGATTCATTGAACGTATGGGTGTAGAAGACTTTATGGATATGGGTATGGATGCACAAGCAGCAAATGATACAAGAGCTTATGTAGATCAGCTTAAGAGTCGTATCGATGTTATTAAGACTAAAGATGAAGCAGTTAAACAGTTTGCTAAGGAAGAGAAAGCAGCTGCTAAAGCTAAAAAACTAGAATTATTTATGGTGTAAAATATGAAAGTAGCTATCCTGAACGATACTCATTGTGGTGTACGTAATTCATCAGACGTATTCTTAAACTATCAAGAACGATTCTATTCTGAGATCTTCTTTCCTTATTTGAAAGAACATAACATTAAAAACATACTTCATCTTGGCGATTACTATGAGCATCGAAAGTTTGTCAATTTTAAAGCACTCAATCAAAATCGTAAGGTTTTTTTGGAACCTCTTAGGGATAATGATATTACTATGGATATTATTCCTGGTAATCACGATGTGTTTTACAAAAATACTAATGAGTTGTGTTCACTCAAAGAGCTGCTCGGATATTTTACTTCCAATGTTAACATTATAATGAAGCCAACAGTTCTAGACTATGATGGTCTAGGTGTGGCTGTTGTTCCATGGATCAATAATGCTAACTATAAAGAGTATACAGACTTTATAGCTAATTGTAAAGCTCCATTCCTTGGTGCTCACCTTGAGTTACTAGGATTTGATATGTACAAAGGCATGCCTAATCCACACGGTATGACAGCTGATCTATTTAAGAGATTCGAAATGGTGATGTCAGGTCACTTCCATACGAAATCAAATAAAGGTAATGTTCACTATCTTGGTTCTCAAATGGAGTTTACTTGGAGTGATGTTGATGATCCTAAGTTCTTCCACATACTTGATACCGAAACAAGAGAGATTACTGCTATACGTAATCCTATCACAATGTTTGAAAAAATAGTGTACAATGACGAGCAAATAGATTATAATAGTATAGATGTAGAGCAATATCGACATAAGTTCATCAAAGTATTGGTTGTCAATAAGACTGATCTATACACGTTTGATAAGTTTATCGATAGACTACAGGGTGTTGAAACATATGAATTAAAGATTGCTGAGAACTTTGAAGAGTTTGTAGGTTCTAGCGTTGATGATGATAAGGTTTCCTTAGAAGATACAAAGGACTTACTCGATACATATGTTGATGCTGTTGAAACAGATCTTGACAAAGATAATATTAAAATGAAGCTACGGGAGTTATATACCGAAGCTCAAAACCTCGAGGTTGTATGATACATTTTAAATTATGTAGATGGAAGAACTTTCTATCGACTGGTAATGAATTCACAGAAATACAATTTGATAGAAGTCCAACTACTTTAATCGTAGGTCAAAACGGTGCAGGTAAGTCTACATTACTTGATGCACTATCGTTTGGTCTCTTTGGTAAGTCACATCGCGATATTAAGAAAGATCAGCTGATTAACTCTATTAATAAGAAGCATTGTGTGGTTGAAGTAGAGTTTAAGATTGGTTCGTCTGACTTTAAGATCCACCGATCGATCAAGCCAGGCAAATTCGAAATCTATCAAAATGGCAATCTGATTAATCAATCATCAAGTGTTCGTGATTATCAGAAGTTCTTAGAGCAAAACATTCTTAAGCTGAACCACAAGTCATTCCACCAAGTCGTTGTACTAGGATCCAGTTCCTTCATTCCCTTTATGCAGTTACCATCACACTCACGTAGAGAAGTGATCGAAGACCTATTGGATATTAACATCTTCAGTAAGATGAATGGTCTATTGAAAGAACGTAATGGTAAGATTAAAGAAGAGATTAAAGATCTATCATATCAAATTCAATTGGTGAATAGCAAGATTGATACTCAGAACAAGTATATCAAGAACCTTGAATCTTTAAATGAAGGCCAAATCGACGGTAAGCGTAAAACGATTCGTGAACATAAAAAGGTTATCGATGAAATATTTACCGAATCGAAAAGCTTGGGTGAAGGTCTTAGTACGCTAATATCTGATGATGAATCGTCTTACAGTAAACTGAATGATCAGTTATTACAATTCAAGTCCAAAGACATGCAGTATAAGAGTGACATTAGTCAGCTTGTAAAGACTTCGAAGTTCTATGAACAACATGATGACTGTCCTACATGTGATCAAACTATAACTCAAGAAAAGAAGACTGAGAAACAAGAAGAGCTAAAGCAAACTGCTATTCAAATTCAGGATGATAAGACTAAAGCTGCTGTTGCAATGAAAGAATTAAATGCCTCTATTGATACAGTCTTAGATAGTCTTAATACGTTAAAAGAAAAGCAAGGGCAGATTCTTTCTAATAACGAAAAGATATCTGTATTGCAAGGTGAAGTTGATAAGACTCAAAGGGAAATTAATTCACTATCTGGTCAGAGTGGCGATCTTAAGAATGCAAAAGTAGAGTTTGAAGGATTCCGTGAGTCAAAGGATTCACTAAATGAACGCAAACTAAAGTACCTTGAAGAACGTACATATAATGAAGTCATTGGTGAAATGCTGAAAGATACTGGTATTAAAACTAAAGTCATTAAACAGTATCTACCTGTAATGAATAAGATGATTAATCAATACTTACAAGTGTTGGACTTCTTTGTGGCATTCCATTTAGATGAAAGCTTTAATGAAACAATCAAGTCACGTCACAGAGATGCATTTAACTATTCATCATTCTCTGAAGGTGAGAAACAAAGAATCGATCTATCTCTATTGTTTACTTGGAGACAGGTTGCTAAGATGAAGAACTCTGCAGCTACTAATCTATTGATTCTTGATGAAACATTCGATAGTAGTCTCGATGTAGATGGTGTAGATTCCCTTACGAAGATTCTAGATACTCTAGAAGATGGCTCAAATGTGTTCATTATATCTCACAAAGGAGATGTCCTAGAGAATAAGTTTAGATCCAAGATCGAATTCATTAAGGAGAGAAACTTCTCTAGAGTTAAGTAGCTTATATCAAAAAGTTATAAGAAAGTGACCACTTATAACAAATCAATCTAAAATAAATGTACTAAACGTTGTACAACCGACGCTCCTTATGATATAATATACTTATATTATCAAGGAGCACATACCTATGTATCAAGTAAATCCACTACTGGCTAAACTACTAGCTAAAGAGAATCTTACTGTAGAACATGGCAATTATAAGACTGCATGGTTTGATGTCAAGAATCGTGTACTCGGTCTTCCTATCTGGAAAGATCTTGGCAAAGACGTATATGATCTACTAGTAGGTCATGAAGTTGGCCACGCATTATATACACCCCTCGAAGGTATTCATGATTCGAATGAAGAAATCAAAGGTTGTCCTAGAACTTATATTAATGTTGTCGAAGATGCTCGTATTGAAAAAATGATTCGAAATGCATATCCTGGTTTGGTTCGATCGTTTAAACGAGGATACGAGGTTTTATTCGCAGAAGGTATGTTTGGTAAAGATCATGACTTTGCTACGATAAAGTTGATTGATAAGATTAACATTAAGTCTAAGCTTTCTGATTTGATTGATGTACCATTTAATGATGAAGAGCTTGAACTATATTACGAAACAATGAATACTCAAACGTTTTCAGATGTTTGTGTAGTCGTAAAGAAAATCCTTGAATATACCCGTGAGCTAGAAGCAAAAGACGATACTGATGATTCAGCTTTTACTGATGGTAATGATGATGATACAAGTGATGATACGGGTCATGATGATCAAGAAGCAAATGAATCAAATGAAGATGAATCAAATGAAGATGAATCAAATGAAGATGAATCAAATAAAGATGAATCAGATCTAGATGATGACTCTGAAGTACAAGAAGGTGATGATGAAACAACTGAAGTTAATATTGAAATAATTGAAAATGAAGATGAAGATAAACAACAACCGTCACTAAAGGTTGCACCTAACGCTCCAATTCATAACCCTGATATGGAAGAAGTATCAGAAACTGATGAATCATTTAGATTAAACGAAAACAAACTTCTTGATGTAGATGAATTTGGTGATCAAACTCTATTCATTAGCGATTATAATAAAAAGGAAATTGCACAAATAGTGGTACCGTATGCTAAGCTTGCTGAATCAAGAGCTGAAAAGGTTGGCCAGCCTTCTAATGATTGGAAGCAATTTGAACAGATTAACGATGTACGACGTAAGTGTATGGCTTTTCTTAAAGAAGTAAAAAAGAACACTCAGCCAGCTATTAAAGAATTTGAAATGAAGAAAGCAGCATTTCAATGGCAGAGAGCTTCAACGGCAAAAACCGGTTCAATTAATGTTGATAAGCTATATGCTTACAAATATGAAGAAGATATCTTTTCTCGAGTTACTCAAATGGCTGATGCTAAGAATCATGGTCTAATGCTTTTAATTGATTATTCTGGTTCTATGCATGATGTGATGGGCACCGTTGTTCAACAAACACTACACATGGTATCATTCTGTAAAGCTGTTAATATTCCATTTAGTGTATACGCTTTTACTACTGGTTGGGATAGAGTGAACGTCCGTGATAATGCAATGTCTTCAGATGATATCAAGATGTGTGAACTTATTAATTCAGAATTAAATAAGAAAGACTACGAAGAAGCAATGTATCAATTATCTTTAAGATGCTTCACTGCAGGATTGGTTGATTCTGATCTAGGTCACCGTCATCGTCAATTTAACTATAGAAATTATATTTCGAAACACGAAGACTTTGGTTCAACTCCATTGAATCAAGCATTACTCGTCTCGAATGGTTTAGTAAAAGCGTTTGTTAATAAACACCGAGTTCAAAAAATGAATTTCATTACAATAACAGATGGTGATGCTAACCGTATCAGTACGCATATTTCTCGAGATGATAATTCGGTGTCAGTCAATGCTGGCTCATATAGACAAGCTGCTAATGTTAAGGTTCAGGTTGGTAACAAAGTAATTGATAGTGGAATGGGCAGAGCTCTTACAAGTAATTTATTGGATAACTTGCGTAAAACATATAACGCAAATACTATTGGATTCTTTATCTCTGATAGAAATGCTGATTTTAACTATCGCTGTCATGGTGCAGCAATGCAAAATACTAAAGAACATGTCGATCATGTAGCAACCCGAAAGTGGACTAGCAAGGAATATAACAAAAACAAATGTGTTGAGTTTAAAGATGTCTTTGGATATGATACATACTACATGGTCAAAGGTGGCAAGGGAGCACTGAATACTGAATCAGATGAGTTTAATCCATCGACTACTAAGTCTATCGGTAATGACTTTAAAAAGTTCTCAAAATCAAAGAAAACAAACAAAGTATTAATGCAGAAAATAGGAGCTGCAGTCGCATAATGAATGAACCTACTGTATTAGATTGGATTAAAGATGACTTCTCTAGTGATCCTAAAAGATTCATTATTGAAGTCATCGCATGGGTTCTAAGCATCGGCTGTAGTATCACTATGGCTATCACTGTACCTAATCCACCATTAGTTATGCTATATCCAATATGGATCACTGGGTGTGTGCTCTACGCATGGGCTGCATACTCACGCCGATCAACTGGAATGTTAGCTAACTATATGCTACTTGCAACCATTGATCTAATTGGGTTATATAGAATGGTTTTCTAATAACAAAATGATCTAAATAAAAGTAAAATAAAGGTGTACAACCATAGCTACCTATGATATAATAGCTATCTAAATTAATGAAACAGGACCTATATTATGAAAATCTCTACTGTGAATATCCTGAAAACTCTGGCTAATAACTATCCAGATACTACTGTTTTCCGTAAGAACATTATCGAGAATACAGCTAAAGAACTTGGCTATACTGGAAAGGACTTTGTTCCACTTCTTACGAAAGAAGCACGAGTCAAGATTGGCACGTATGATCTCACACCAGTTATGCCTAAACCAGAACCTATTGTTGAAGATCTTCAACCAAAAGCTGTAATGAATATGGTTGCTTCGGTTACTAATTCTCAAAAGACCTTTGTTGATATTGATCCAACATTCATCCCATGGGGTTCTTTCTCAGATATCAGCAAGATTCTTAAGTCTCAAATGTTTTTCCCTGTCTATATCTCAGGTCTATCTGGTAACGGTAAGACATTCATGGTAGAACAAGCTTGTGCTAAGTTAAAACGAGAAGTTATTCGTGTTCAAATCAATCCTGAAACGGATGAAGATGATTTGATTGGTGGATTCCGTCTCGTGAATGGTGAAACGGTTTTTGCCAAAGGTCCAGTTCTGAAAGCAATGGAGTCTGGTGCGATTCTTCTTCTTGATGAAATCGATCGTGCTACTAATAAGATTATGTGTCTTCAAGGCATTCTTGAAGGTAAGCCAGTTCTAGTAAAGAAGACTGGTGACATTGTTAAACCTGCGCCAGGATTCAATGTAATGGCAACGGCTAATACGAAAGGTAAAGGTTCAGATGATGGACGATTTACCGCAGCTTCTATCATTGATGATGCTTTCCTTGAGCGTTTCAATATCTCTATTGATCAGAAGTTTCCTTCTAAAAGCATCGAAGAAAAGATCTTAGTTAAACACCTCAATAAGTTTAAAGGTGGATCTAATTCGAATGATGCTGAGTTTATCGATAAGCTAGTCAACTGGGCTGATATCATTCGTAAAACTTTCTATGATGATGGTATCGATGAGGTTGTTTCAACTCGACGCTTATGTCACATCATTCAAACT